CTGCTATGAAGGAACGGATCGAACTCAAAGCACAGGATGTTCAGTGCGCAGAGTGCAGCAAAGAATTTTCATTGCCGATCACTATGGACCAATCAAATTTTTTCGCCGTAAGATCTTAAGTCTGCCTTTACCGGAGATCTTACAGTTAAGCGAAAAATTTGAAAAAGAGGTAAAGGCAATTAAGAAAGACTGTCTCAAGCTCTGCTGGTATATGCGCGGCCTCTCTTACGCAGAAGTCATGAATATGAGCTGGGACGAGCGAGAGATCATAGGCGAGATCATCAAAGAGAATCTCGAAACTACTAAAAAATCTGGATTACCTTTCTTTTAAAGGTCTTTGGCAAACGCTGATAAAATCTGCGCCTGTTGAGGGGATAACTTTTGTAGATCACTAGCAGCTTTCAATGCTGGTAACAGCGCAGCAGTGTCTTGTCTAACTTCAAACTCACCTGATTTAATTTGAGCATATGCCTGCTTCAATGCCTGCTGATCTTTGAGATATATTGTCTTGCCAGCAGCTGACAAATTTACAGCATCTCTAAGATCTAATTTGTTAACAGGCTTACTGGCTGTGCCAGTTGATGGTTCTTCCTCGCCCCAGCGTTTAGGATTTAAAATCTTATCTACTCTATCGTAGCCTTGTTGATAGCCTGGACCTTGCTTTAGTTTGGCAAGAAGTCCGGGAGCTTCTGTAATAATATCTCGAATTTTCATCGTTTGAAAATTTTAATCGAACCGTTAGCGAGACCTTCTGCAACCATACGTTGTTTGTGACGTTCAATTGCATCAGTAAAATTGCCTATTCTAGCTTCACGCTCAGCATCAAGTTGAGCTTGTGTAGGTTTTGCTTTGCCTCGAGCACGTTGTTCACGACGTCTGATAGCACTGGCACTTTGACTTAGTTCACCTGCGACTTTTCCGCCACGACGTTTGGTTTCAGGTTCAGCAGCAGGAACTTCAGCAGTTGGCGTAGCAGCACTGCCTGCGGCAACTAGATCAGCTACCTGTTTTTCCAGAGCATTTACCTTGGGTGTGACAAATTCCCAATTTTTATTTTGCATTTCTAAATCTTTTCTATAGGTTGCTAAAAAATCATCTAGCTCTTTTTTTACAGCAGCAGCATCAGCGCCTGCATTATCGGCTGCAGCCGGAGCAGGTTTAGCAGCTGGGTCAGCAGCTGGAGTTGTTTCGGGTTCTGCTGCATCAGCAGCAGGAGTAGTCGCCTTAACGGGAGCAGCTTTTTTTACTGGAGCAGTTTGGGTGGTAGCTGCAGCGGTAGGAGAAGGTTCTGCAGCACTAGTAGGTTCAGTAGTTGCAGCAGCAGGAGGTTGTTCGCCAGAATATCCGGCCTTGAATCCTGCCTTAAGATCTTTGCCTACATTAGCAATACCTTTGGCAATTTTTCCTCCAACTTTACCCACAGCTTGGGTAAAAGGACCTTCATCTAGCTGCTGTGATTCTACTAAAAGTTCATTGATTTTCATATTAGGGTAATTCCGATATATCATTTATTTATTGTAAAGAAAGAGCTAAAGCTCTTTTGCGCTTTCGCGCTTTGCGCTCAGCGCATTTTTCTTTTTTAGGATTATATCGAAGTTGTGAAGAATTATAACTGCGAAGCAGTTTAAGTATTATGCAGATTGTTTAGTCAGACGGAACCTCTTTAAGGTCCCATCTTTGTCTGCATTATGCGAGTTGCATTAGCCGAGACATTGGAAGTAGGTATTTTTATACACCGTATGCTAATGGACTCTGTGCTTTTCCATCCTACCACGATACGCTTTTTTGGCGCTCTAAACCTCGTTCCTAGTGTTTAGATGTTTATAGCCGGTGTTTCCGTATGCTAACAATTCATACTATATCAATGCGTCGGACATCACTGTTCTCATCCTCTAACCCACTTCCATTTTTCAGGATACTGGAATTCCTCCAGGGGGGTGCCTTAATATGTTACGTGTCCGGGTTTTAGTTGCCCGGTTTTTCCACAGCGGTATTACAAACTGGCCCGCCAACCTTAAGTGTTAGTTAAATTATGCCTTTAGGAAGCCACTGAATGAACTTATTATTACAGGTGATGCATACTAATTTACAGGCATGTGGCCCTGATTCGAGTTTAATAACGTCTAAATCATGATCTTTATGAATGCCTAAATTTATTTCTTGATTAAGCAATCGTTCTTTACGCTGCTTTTTTAGTGCCTGCTGATCGTGCCACGCTTTATCAAACCCTGTTTTAGGGTTAGTATAGTACTCTGAATTTAGAATACTAGATTGCTGTTTTCGATCCCAAATAAGTTTAGTCATAGATATTTTTGATGTTATTTTGCCTTTTTGTGTTCTTCTAGACGCTGTCTAAGTATGTTTGATCCGCCAACTCTGACGTTTATAATGCCATTATAATAGTCATCTGTTTCTAAAACTCTGCGTTCAAACTGTTCTCTTGCCTCTAAGTAACTTAGTTCTGCCTTTGATTTACAAAGATAAATTATTTCTCTAGTGAAGTGTTCCGGACCTAGTGCTTGGACGTCTGCATTGAGCCTATCGGAAGAACCCCAGTATTCGCGCCAATCGCTTTCTACTGTGCTTCTTCTTTTAAGTTTTTTGCCTTTGAGTGGAGGTTTAGTGCGTTTGAATTGTGCTAATTTCTTGCCTATGTATTTCTGTCCGGTCTTAAGATTAGTGATGAGATAAACAAAGCCAATGTAGCCTTCTGGAATGTTGTCTACGGGTTGATTTTGATATGTCCATTGCACTCACTTAGTTACCTTAGGGGGTCTGCCTAACTTACCTTTTCTGGCTGCTTTTTTTTCTTCTCGTTTTTCTTGGATCTCTACTCGCCTTTTTGATGCCTCGTTACGTATTTCTGAAAGCCAATATCGTGCCTTGATAGCTGCTTCGTCTGAGCCACGGTATTCAAATCGATCTTGCCACTTAAAATATTCTTGAAAAGCGGCAATCATTTTATCGTGACTATCGGTACTCATTTAATATTTGGACCTGAATAAAACATGGCCGCCGAAATTCGTTGACCTTGAATAACTGGAGTTACTCTGTGTACAACCCAAGAAGGAAATATACAAACAGTTCCAGGGGTATTAAACGCAGTCATTTCAATAATTCCGCCTGACAGAAATAATTCTAACTTTCCACCAGAATAAGTATCTTTAGACAAATTTAACAATACTGTTAATTTATGGTCAAAGCATTGATTTGAAACTCCGTCTCTATGCCAATCATATCTTCCTTTTTTTATTTCGTCGTACACATTATAAAAAACAAAATTTGAATTTGCAACCTCAAACAAATTGAAACCAAAGAAATTATTATTGCTATGAACAACGTATTGATGAAGTTTATCTAAGTAAAACTTAACATCACCATATCGACATAATTTAACATCGGCTGTTTTCTCCACATTTTCTGCAGGTTCATCACTAACAGAAACATCAATGTTGTTTAAAATAACTTTTCTAAGTTCGTTGCACTCATCTGGTGTGTACAATGACTCGTAATAAACATAGTCGTATTTCATTGCACAATTTCTACATCGTTTGAATAACTGGTAAATCCGTTTTCTTTAATAACCTTAAGAACATGATTAACTCGACTAGTTAAATCGTCTCTGTGTGAAATTAAGAATACATTCTTATCACGCTCACGTGTCATACGTTTTAGTACGGCAATACTTGATTCAACTCCGCTAGAATCCATACCACTATCAACTAGCTCGTCAATAAACAACAAGTTAATGCTGTGATACAAGTTTTCCCACACATCACGGAATGCCCAGCTCATAGATAAAATTAATCTATTGCGCTCACCTCTAGATAAGTTATCAAAGTCTAGATCCTGTCCTAGTTGTGTGATCAACACGCTTAGATCATTCTGGAACTCAACAATATGCGGCAAGCCAATCTTATCGAGATAATAGGTCAATCGTTGATTCAAGAACGCTAGATTTTGATCAATAATACGTTTGCGAACAAAACTATCTTTGTTAGTTAATAATTTGTACAGGAATTCCTGATGTTCTTTAACTCTAACTAGGGCATTAACTGACTCCCAGTCAATTTCTTGTACCGCAGTCTTTTTAAGTTCTTCAATCTGTTCAAGATAGGGATTAGTTTCTGCAGTTTTGATAGTTAATTCTTTTTCTAGACTGATTACGGTGTTCTTATGATTCAACGCTTCTTCTAGGGTGTCGTACTGCACCTTAGGACAGTCGCCTAGCTCACCTAATTCTTTTAGAGCAAACTCGGTTTCCATAATAACTGTACCAAGATCTTCAAATGCCACACTAGCATCGCTGAGATCTTTTCTAGCAGTCGCTAATACTGCTTCGTGTTTAGCATCATGAAACTCTTGACCGCAAGTATGACACTGATGATTTTCTAAACTAGCGATTTCTTTTTCGATCTTATCACATCGCTTGCGTTCTCGATCTTGTTCAAGTTTAGATCGTTGCATTGCCGAAGTAAGATCGTTGATATCCTTGCGCTTTTGATTGTAAGAAACTAACGCTCGATGGTTTAATATCTCTTGCTCCGAGTCAATATGACTTAGCACATCGATACTTTTTAAAATATTTTCAACATTTTTCTCTTGAGTTTCGTCCCACAGTCTCTGTTTTCGCTCTAAGGCTTCGATACTCTGCTGAATTCGATCGTTGCTGGCTTTGACAGTTTCGATGCGAGTGTTTTCAGTTTGAATAGAATCTTTACTGACACGGATCTGTTCTTTAAGATTCTCTGCTTTTTCTGACAGTAGTGTAATACCCAACAACTGTTCGATGATGTTGCGTTGATCACCAGCCTTCATAGATAAGAACGGTTCTGTGTAGGTATTCAAAGCCACAAGATGTTTGAACATATCGTGACTCATATTCATCATTTCTTCAATGGCCTTTTGTGTTTCTCTTGAATCGCCTTGGCTTTCGTCTAGATCTTCAAGTTGTTGCTCTGTGCCGTTAATACTAAATCGTAACAGATTAGGTTTACGGCCACGTTCGATATGATATTCGATACCGTCTTTTTCAAAGGTAACGGTACACAACATACCTTTGCCGTTGATTTTATTGACAAGGTTGTCTTTTTTAATATTAGTCAGTGCTTGTCCATAGATAGCGTAGCTGAGACCGTTGATAATAGTAGTCTTACCTGTACCATTGCGAGCACCGCTATCGTCGCCTCCTAGGTCCATGTTTTCGCCAAGCACAAGAGTAAGTTGGCCCTTGTCGAAATCTATAGCCTGAGTTTGGTTGCCCACACTCATAAAATTACGCACTGTTAAATTTTTAATTTTTATCATAGATCCTGGTAAATTTTTAATAACATCGACTTGTCGTAGCTATCGCTTTCAATAGCATTAATCTGATTCATTACAATTGTGTCTACTGATTCAAAGTTAATGTCAATAGGTACAGCATTAGATTCAACTTCTACCTTTTCTGGAATTAGCATTAGTTCACGCAGATTATACTGCGGCATGAACTGTTCTTTGATAAAATTAGCTTCTTCGAATGTAATAGGCAAGTCAATGGTAACACGACAGTGCATTTTATCACGCAATAATGCATCAGGTGTATCAATAATTTGACTGAGTTTATATGTTCTATAAGTAGGCTGTCCAGGCCAAGTGCGGTATTCTGGCTTGCTACCCCATTCTAAAATCATCATGCCTCGATCATCATCACCAGAATCGGCATAGTTGTGTGGAAAAGCATTACCAATATAAGTTACATTACCTTTGCTTTGTCTCTTGTGAAAGTGTCCACTGAATACATATTCTTGATGACCAAAGTGACCAGCCTGTAACTGACCGTGATCGGGCATCTGAACCATAGCATTCATATAAAACAAAGGTAGTTCTAAGTGACCAAATACATAACGGCTTTTAAGTTTAGAGACTTCTTTCCATTCGTCGCCTACTAGCCAAGGCATAATTGTTACATCGCCTTCTGTAAATGTTTCTCTAATAGGTACAATATTAGGAAACAGTCTCATAAACTCTACAGAGTTAATTTCACGCTTGTCTTTGTAAAACAAATCATGATTGCCAAGAATAAAATAGACTTTTTCAAAACTTTGACTGAGCTTTTCTAAATTACTGACAGTATAGTTCATAGTACTAACATCTGTGGTACTGCGATTATGATGCCAGTCGCCGAGGAAGATTGCAGTTTCGCAACCTTGTGCTTTAGCAGTATCACAAAACCAATTTACAAATTCTTCGCAATCTTGGTTGTGTGTACGGCTACCGCTTTTAAGTCCAAAATGTATGTCGGTGAAACAAGCTACTTTTTTAAATAGATTCATAGATATATTATACTACCTCGAAAATTGAAGATCAATCGAAATCCGATCCGCCGTCGACCGATCCGCTGGATACAGGTCCTGCAGATATATTTGCTCCGCCCCCTGCATTTTGACGAGTCCAGCTCGGATTCATTCCGTTCATTTCGAGAATGTCGTCTCGAATGTTTTGATTGCGCTTCTCAATGTTGATAATTCTAACGAATGAATTAGTGACAGCAGCAGTATAGTAAGCGAAAGGGTTATCAGATTTGCTTTCATCGAATTGAAGTCCTATTTGAGTTAGTTGCAGAATAGCCTGACCACGCATTTCATCATTGTAAGTATATCCACGAACGTTTCCTCTAGTTGCGTATCTCTCGCATAATTTTAAAAACATACGAGCTAGGTTGTCGGTCATTCGACCGTGCTCTTTATTAAACTCTCCTTTTTTTAGATCGCCTTTCCAATGACTTTTGCCCACACAGATTAGATTGTCGTTGGCATCAAACTTCCAATGTTGAAAAGGAGGAAAGTTTACTTTCTCGTGACTGTCTGCGGTATTTTTAAGAGTCTTTTTACGACCCGGAGCCAGCGGCACATGTTCAAACGTCATTACTCGAAATACTACATCTTTCTTATCAATTTTCTTATAATCAATCTCAAATTCTTTAGCAGGCAGTTTCTTACCCCCGGCAATGACTGCAGCCTCGTGAGCCATTTTAGCTAGCCGAGAAGCACGATTGCGTTTAGCTTCTGCAATAGTTCTAATATTAACCTTTTCTAATGACGGTACAATTAAATCGTAGTCACTGTGTTCCGGTGCTGTAAATGAGCAGTAAGTATTTTTACTGCGGTGGATTTCTTTTAGTAGATCTTTGTTAGTTAAGTACTTTATTTTTGGAACTGTCATTGATTATAATTCTCCTATTAGTAATATAATAGCACATTTTGTCAATAATAAATAGACTATATGACAAGGAAATTCACTCAAAATGCCGTTATCAATTAATCCTATTGCTCAATTAGTAGCCTCGGTATCCGACGGAATATCCAGGGCATCAAACGAAGCAGGCAATTCATTTGCTTCGGGATCTAACATGCTGCAAAAAGCCAACTTAGATTCTAAGATAAACCAGCTTTCCGGAGGACTCAATTCAGGACTTAATGGCCTGGCTGGTAATGCTGGCAGCGCATTTGGACAATTGTCTGATAGAGCATCAGCAATCGGCGGAGCATTGCCAGGGGCAACAGCATTAGGTGGTATAGGTAATACAATCACAAGCACAGTCTCCGGCGGTATCAATACACTACAAAGCGTTGCTGGATCTACCAGCAACATAACTGCTGACATTGCCGGCGGTCTTAATAAATTAGCCGGTGGTAGTCTTGGTGGCGGCCTAATGAGTCTTGCAGGGTCTATCAGTAAAGCCGCTGGCATGTTGAACAATGTACTTAGTCTAAAGAGAGGAATCAATCTTCCATCGGGAGCAGAAGCATTTATTAAACAAGGAACAGCAATTAAACTTGCACCAGGATCTAAAAATGACTGGCGTGTGAGAATTACCTGTCAGTGGAATATTTTTAATAGTCCATTATTCGCTCTGTTAGAAAACACCGGGGGGGTAGTATGGCCATATCTTCCAAATATCACGGTATCGACTAAAGCCGATTATTCTGCTATCAGTACTACACACAGCAACTATACAAATTATGCTTACAAAAATAGTATGGTAGATGACATTACCATTACCGGCGAGTTCAGTTGCGAAACAGAAACAGATGCTGCCTATTGGATCGCAGCTACGACTTTTTTTAAAACAGCAACTAAAATGTTTTTCGGACAAGGTGAGTTTGCTGGGAACCCTCCGCTGATCTGTAATTTAACAGGTTATGGAGCCAGCATTTTTGACAAGGTACCAGTTATTGTAAAAAGTTTTTCAGTTGATCTCAAAGACGATGTCAACTATGTGAGATGCAATGCCTTTGGAACTAACACTTGGGTTCCGGTATTGAGCACAGTCACAGTAGTTGTTTCTCCTGTCTACAACAGACAGAGAATGCGCCAGTTTAGTCTACAAGACTATGCTCGTGGCAAGACAGCTGACAGCAGTGGAGTAGGATACATCTAATGGCAACTTATGGAAACGCTAGTCCTTGGGCTACAACTTCACAGAATTCTTTATATCTAAATCTTTTAGATATTAGACCAGTTCCTGCAGAAAACGACGATTACAGATATGTAATCGAAAATCAATATAAGCATCGTCCCGATCTATTAGCCTACGACCTATATGGAGAAGTTAAACTATGGTGGGTGTTTATGCAACGAAATATGAATATTATCAAAGATCCTATCTACGATTTCGTCCCCGGCACTGTAATCTATCTTCCTAAAAAAAGCAACCTAGAAAAATTTCTAGGAGTATAAGATGGCCATTAACTATCTTGGAAAAATTTTAGATTTAAAAAAGCCCGACGGAACTCCAATATTACCGTTTAATTCACAGTCTATCCTTGGGCTAGGCACAGTTTCAAACATTACTAATCTTGGAGTATCTAGAGCTACAGATTTTTTAAGAAACGGCAATACCACAACAATTTCAGATCCTACTAAGTCTAGTTCGTCGGCCAAAAAAAATCTACCTAACTTAGTAGCTAATCCAATGGAACAGTTTGCATCTTATACCTGTCTGTGGACCTTAGCCTGCTTAACACCGGATCAGTTTAATAATCCTGCATCTTACAGGGCTAATCCGCAGTCATTGAGTAATATTGTATTTTCATCAGGCGGAAGATACGACAATCAAAGAGTAAAAACTTTTTTTGGTACTCCTGAATATTTTATCAATAATTTTCAAATGAACTGTATTATCGGCACTAATGAAAAAACTGGAAATTCTAATGCCATAAAGTTTTCATTCGATATCATGGAGCCACATTCTATGGGCTTGTTGTTGCAGAGCATGCAGAATGCTGCAGTGAAAGCTGGATATCTCAGCTATCTTGATAATGCACCTTATGTGCTGCGTATGGATATTCAAGGCTATGATGAATTAGGCAGAGTAATAAAAAGCATCAAACCTAAATTCTTTACACTAAAAATAGTGTCGATGAAATTTTCAGTCAACGAGGGCGGATCTCTCTACAAAGTAGAAGCCATACCTTATAATCATCAAGGATTTTCAGACACAGTTAATGTCACCTATACTGATATAAAAATTTCAGGAGATCTCAAAGGTAAAGGCATCGTGTCAGAAGTGTTGGCTACTAGCAAAGACAGCTTGGCTGCAGTTTTAAATCGTAACGAAGATAAACTAAAAGTCGAAGGAAGAATAGGAGAACCTGATCAGTATGCTGTTCAGTTTCCTACCTTAGCCGGCGAGTGGAAAAGTTCTGCAGGAACCCCACCGGTAGCTAAAAATGCTACTGTAGATCCATTAGCAATCGCAACTCAAGCATTGGTAAAAGTTACCGGAGGTGCTGCTAAACCTCAAGATGCTACCAATCAATTGGTAAATGAATTAGGCACAGCTAGCTTAGGGTTTGATGGAAAACGAGGTGGCAATATATTATTCAAACGTGCAGATGATCAAATAGATGCCAAGACCGGAGTTATAAAAAGAGATGGTATGACTATTGATCCCAAAGCTAGAGCTTTTCAATTTGGGCAAGGGCAGTCATTGACCTCTATGATCAATCAAGTGATTCTCAGTTCCGACTATGCTAAAAAAGCCATACTGGATAAAGATCAAGGCGGTTTCGGAACCACTGCCGAGGGTTATATCAAATGGTTTAAACTTGACGTTCAGGTAGAATTGTTAAAATATGATCCTATTACCGGAGATTATGCTAAAAAAATTACCTATCGAGTAGTGCCTTACTACATCCATCAAAGTATATTTTCTAATCCAAGTTCTGCACCCGTGGGTTATTCTGAACTGATGAAAACAGTGGTTAAAGAATATCAATATATCTACACAGGACAAAATGTCGATGTGTTAAAATTTGATATCAATATTAATAATTTATTCTATGCTGGAGCAAATCCCAGCCCTGAAAATCAAGGATCAAAAACCGACAATCAAGACCAAAAATTATCAGAACAAAAAAATAAAACGGCTAAGGTTGGTCAAGGACAAGCAGCAGCAGCCCAAGCAGCCCAACTAGGTAGGGCCAGGCCAAAACGAGATCCTAAACTATTAAAAGGTTATAAGGGCGGAAGTTCCGACAAAACCACAGAACAAAATATTGCTGAAAGTTTTCAGCAGGCATTTATCAGCGGCAACAGTGCAGATTTAGTTACGGTGGATCTAGAGATCATGGGCGATCCTTATTGGATAGTAGACAGCGGCATTGGTAATTATTTTGCCTCAGCGCCGTCTCCTGTTTCACAGATTACCAATGATGGTACCATGAACTATGAAAGCGGCAATGTCTATATCTATCTAACATTTAAAACCCCTGCCGACATCAATGAAACCACAGGACTCTACGATTTTTCTGTAGCAGGCAAAGACAGTCCGTTCAGCGGCATATACAGAGTAAACATGTGTGAAAATACTTTTGCAGATGGGCAATGGAAGCAAAAACTCAAATGTTTACGTATGCCCGGACCACAAGGACCTGAAGCTGATAAGAAAACACAAGGTGATCAATCCACAGTAATATCTGCCAGCGGCAATAATGCTATAGAAGTAGGTGCAGAAGACCCTGCTAAAACTTCACCCACAGATGATCCTAATCTAAATACTGCACCATCTAACAGTGGAGCCAGCCCGCAGACTGCTGGTAATACATCTTCAGCTGCTACCGCTAAAACAGTTAACACATCAACTGAAGCTCCTAGACGTGTAGGATTTAGATACTATAGAGACCTAGGACAAAATTAAGGATATTAAATGGCACAACACAGACGATCATCAGCAGCCAACGACGGAAGGACCGGCGGACTAACAGACGGCATATACATTGCTCGAGTTATCAGCCACCTAGATCCTACCTTCATGGGATCGCTAGAAGTTACACTGCTTAAAGATCAAGGCAACACTGCTGGAGATGACAGCCAGATTCATATCGTAAAATATGCCTCTCCGTTCTTTGGTTATACACCTTTTGAGTTTATGGGCAAAAATGATGGAACCACTTCAACCATAGAGGGATTTAACGACACACAAAAATCATATGGCATGTGGATGGTACCGCCCGATGTTGGAGTCAATGTGTTAGTGTTGTTTGTAGACGGGGACCCTAGTCAAGGATATTGGTTCGCCTGCGTACCAGGTCGAAATATCAATAACATGGTACCGGCTATTGCTGCTTCAAAAGAAAATACACTAGACCCCACAGACAAACAGCGTTACGGCAACACCAAACAGCCCTTGCCTGTAGCTGAGATAAACAAAAGAATCAACGGTGAACGTCAAGAAATAGATCCTGAAAAAATTAAAAAAGTAGTACACCCTATTGCTGATAGATTTTTAGAGCAAGGATTGTTGGATGACGACATACGTGGCACTACCACATCATCTCCAAGGAGAGAAGTTCCCGGTATGGTATTTGGAATTTCAACCCCAGGACCAGTTGATCGAAGAACCAATGCTAAAAAAGCAGTGATAGGTAAAAATGACAGCAAGTCTGCTCCAATACCTGTGAGCAGACTAGGCGGCACACAACTAGTATTCGATGATGGCGACGACAGATATCACAGAGAAAAATCTGCAGCCGAAGGTCCGGTCAAATACGTTGATCTATTAGAAAGTAAAAACAGCAACGATCAAGGTCAGCCGACTATTCCTTATAGTGAATATTTTAGGGTGCGTACTAGAACCGGTCACCAGCTATTGATGCATAACTCAGAAGATTTAATTTACATCGGTAATGCTAGAGGAACTACATGGATAGAACTTACCAGCAACGGCAAGATTGATATCTATGCTCAAGACAGTATCAGTATCCATACTCAGACAGATTTGAATATTAGAGCAGATCGCGACATTAATATGGAAGCAGGAAGAAATTTCAATCTGAGAACAGAGTCAGGTAAGTTTCATGCAGAAATTGCTACAGATCAAGAGTGGTTAGTCAACAAAGATGCAAAACTCACAGTGGGTGCTAATTTAGATGTACTAGTAGGCGCAGCATTAAAAATGTCTGCGAACACTGATTTTGAATTAGCTACAAATACAGAACTTAAAGTTTCGGCTGCAGGCGATATCAGTGTTGGCTCAGCTTCAGAACTTAAATTAAACGGCAGTAAGATTAATCTTAACGGGCCAACTAATGCTGAAACTGCCGCAGTGGCAGACTTTGTAAAACCATATGAACTTCGAGATAATCCAGCAACTAGCGTTAATGCAGGTTGGGAAGTAAAGCGATATCAGTCTGGTGTAGTTAAAAGTTTTATGAAACGAATTCCCATGCACGAGCCATGGGCGTTACACGAAAATCAAGCACCGGCTCAGCTAACACCAGATAATACAGATAGGGATGTGTAATTATGGGAAAACTTTATAATCAAAAATCAGTGGCAACATCTGCAGCGGTAGTTTCTGAAAATCAAGGAACCTTTACCTACAAGGGGTTTAGTTCTAAAGAAACTGCTAAAAATTACAAGCTCTATGATATTGATCTTGTCAAACAAGACTTGCTAAATCACTTTTATATTCGCAAAGGTGAAAAGTTAGAAAATCCTGAATTTGGTACTGTAATCTGGGACATGTTGTTTGAACAATTCACTGAAGATGTAAAAAATATTATTGCTAAGGATGTAGAAGATATCATCAACTATGATCCTCGTATAGCAGTAAATGAAGTGCAGATAGACAGTACAGATCAAGGCATTAGGATACAAGCAGATGTTGTTTATATTCCGTTTAACGTCAACGAGCGCATGACATTTAACTTTGATAAAACTAATTCTACGATAATCTGAGCAGTTTATTTTCCAAGGTAAATATGGTATATGACAACAACTAGCAGACAAAATAATCTCATTTTAAACCAAGACTGGACT